GTCCTACACCTGCAATGCCTGATGAAGTAAAAGTGGCAGGTGATTCTATGGCATCATATCACAATTACTATATAAATAATAAACAGCACCTTGCTTCTTGGCGTGGCAAAATAAATTCTAGGCCAATACCCACATGGTTTACAGTATGACGGATTTTATACATCAAGAATATATTGACAATTTAGATTTATGTGATGAGATTATCAAAACATTTGATGAATGTACAGATGATAATAAATTCCAAGCTTTTGTGAATGTAGCTGGTAAAAATATTGTAGACACCAACATAAAAGATTGTATACAAACAGATTTAAATTTTTTTCCTGAAGTTTTTAAGCCTTATATAGAATGCTTAAAAAAGGTTTTAGATTCGTATATGAAAGAATATCCAAGATGTTATGTTGAACCTTTTAGTTTACGTGAGCAAATAAATATACAATACTATAAACCAAATGCTGCTTTTAAATCATGGCATTGTGAAAGAAGTTCTGTTCAATTACCAATATTTGATAGACATTTGGTTTTTATGACTTATTTAAATGATGTAACAGATGGAGGAGAAACAGAATTTTATCATCAAAAGTTACTTGTCAAACCAAAAAAAGGTTTGACATTAATTTGGCCGGCAGAATGGACACATACACATCGTGGAATAGTTTCTCCGACACAAGAAAAATATATAGTAACTGGATGGTTTAGTTTTATAAAATAATATGATTTATACATTTCTGAATTTAGATACAAATGAGATTGAAGAACATACGATGCGCCTAGCAGAGTATGATGAGTTCAAAGAAAAAAATCCTCACTTACAAAGATACTTTGCACCTAATGGCATTCCAGGTCTCGGTGATGGCCAACGGATGAGTGTTCCTGGAATTGGCCAACCTCATGCAGCCTTTGAAACAGGTGTGATACAAAGGATGCAAGAAACTATTCCAGGAAATACTATGAGTGGCCACAAAACAAAGCGGATCCGAGAGTGGTGAGGTTATATTAAAGAATAACCTTTAAGTGTTTTTAAATTTCTTAAAGTTCTATGATTTAATCCAATGGAATTGCAAAACTTACTTAAATTGAAAACTTCAACTATCTTTTCATCAGGACATTTTATTTTCCAAGATTTGGCGTGTTTTTCACCCATTATTTGCATAGATTTTTTAATCTTTTCTTGATATTTGTTTAATGCTTCTTCATATGATTTTTCACCATCATAAGGATAGTAATCATCATAAACAAACCTTTGGCCGCCAAGCATTCTTTTAAAATTACCGTAATTTAAATTATTTTCAATACAAAAATTCTTTATGTGTTTACTTTCTATCAATACACCTTCTTTCCAAACTTTAAAACTTTTACCACAAGATATACTGGTTTTCAATTTTGATTCTTTAGATTTTTTTAATCCTAAAACGCCATCACCACCTAATGTCATATTATATCCTTTTGAATTTTCAAAATTTATAAAAGAATGATTTTCGACTATAAAATAATTTTCCATATTATCTTTACAGTGTTCTCCGTCCATTGATTGATATATGATTTCCCAAATGAAATTTTCCTGGCCATATTTCCGTATGGCTTTATGAAAAATATCATTGTAAGCTACAGAATTTTTAGAACGAGCATCTTTTAAATGCCTTTTTTTTCTATTTGGCCAGTTAGAATCAAAACCAATATAAACTTTACCGTTTATTTGATTGACAGCTTTATAAATTGAATATATAATCATATGAAACAAATTTTATTAATGGAATACTTATTTATAACGAAAGTAACCTAGAGAATGGTAAAACAAATCCCCGCATTATTTCTTCCAAAGAAAGGTGACCATGACAAAAAAACCACCGTGAAACAAACTCCAAAAAAAGTTCCTAAGAACAAACCGCAGCAACAAAACAATAAAAGGTATGCATCTTTGTTGCAATTGTAAAACTAACAGGGGTCTTGATGGTAACCAAAAAAACAACATCTCGTCAAAGAGTTGAAAATAACGAAAACGAAGAATATCGACAACCATCAGTTTCAAATTCATTAAAAATAAAACTGGATCACTTAAAGACATTTGATGCACTAACAGAAAATCAGCAGAAGTTTTTTGATGCATACAAGCGTGGAGACTATTTCATTGGCCTATTTGGTTCTCCAGGTGTAGGTAAAACATTCTTGGCAATGTATCGTGGATTAGAAGAAGTCCTAGATAGGACAAACCCATTCAAGCAAATCGTGGTAGTTCGTTCAGCAGTTCAGGTAAGAGACCAAGGTTTCGTTCCTGGTTCGTTGGATGAAAAGATGGAGATATACGAGACACCTTACAAGGAAATCTCGGAGACTCTCTTTGGTCGTTCTGATGCATGGGACAGACTAAAGGAACAAGGCTATGCCAGATTTATTTCTACTACTGCCATACGTGGTATTTCTATTGATGATGCTATTATTCTTGTAGATGAATCACAGTCTATGACATTCCATGAGTTGAGTTCGGTAATTTCCCGTGTTGGTCATAGGTCTAAAATCATTTTTATTGGTGACTTAAAACAAAATGACCTGATTAAATCTAAGAATGATGTATCTGGACTGAAAGAGTTTCTAAATGTTGCTAGACACATGGATGAATTCAGTGAGATTACATTTACACCGGATGATATTGTTCGTAGTTCATTGGTGAAATCTTTTATTGTGGCTTGTGATAAGTTAGGAATTTGACGGATAAATATAGAGTCCTTACAGAGGAGAATAATAAATGGCAACAATTATAGATGGAACGACCATAACATTCAGTGATGCTTCATTACAAATTTCTGCTGCAAATACATATGCAGTTGGTGTAGGTCAGACTTGGAGTTTACCATCACGTTCCGGTGGAACAACGTACTACAACACAACAGGAAAGCCAATTCAGTGTTTTATAACTTCTAATCAAAGTTCTACGCCAGTCGTTACTGTTAACGGCACAAACATAATTTCAGGGCTGGGGAGTACCGCAACGTATGTTACATACGCTTTTATTGTTCCACCGGGTGGGTCGTACTCCATAAACACCTACAATATGTGGGCAGAACTTCGTTAAGGATTAAAAATGCATTACAAAGCACCAGATAACTCAATTCACTTTCTTGACTCGGCTGACTACGAGTACTTGCTTCCTGCTGGTTCAGTCCAGATTACAGATGAAGAAGCTGAAGCATTAAGACCAAAACCACAAGAACCAACCTACGCACAGAAACGTGCTGCTGAATATCCATCAATCACTGATTATCTTGATGGTGTTGTCAAAGGTGACCAAACACAAATTGATAAGTACATTGCAGATTGCCTAGCAGTCAAAGAGAAATATCCAAAACAATAAAATTTTAACTATGAGTATATTATGTTCACATATTGTCCACCTAAAGTATTACCAGACTTAACTTCACAAACATTTCCTGATGGCAAACGATACTATGTCACACCATCAGGAAACAAACTCCCATCTGTAACCACAGTCATTGGTGCTCAAAAGAAGGCATCTATTATGGCTTGGCGTAAGCGTGTGGGTGAAGAAGCGGCAAACAAAATCTCTAAACAGGCCAGTTCCCGTGGTACTAATGTGCATACTTTGTGTGAAAGATACCTAAATAATGATAAGTTAGGTGACATTATGCCGGATGCCAAAGAGATGTTTATCGCATTGGTACCATTACTTGACAGAATTGACAACATACATTATCAGGAACAGGCACTATGGTCCGAACAATTAGGTCTTGCAGGTCGTGTTGACTGTATTGGTGAGTTTGATGGTGTTCTTTCAGTCATTGACTTTAAAACATCCAAAAGAGTTAAGGCTCGTGATGATATTTTAGATTATTTTTGGCAAGAAACAGCATATTCGTTGATGTATGAAGAATTGGTTGGTCAACCTATCAATCAGCTGGTGACTATTATGGCGATTGACAATGAACCACCTGGTTTGTTTATTGAAAAAACGGAAGACCACATATATGGTCTAGTAAAAGCAATTCAATTTTATAAAGAGCAAAAATAAATGGCGTTACCAGCATCAGGTGCAATATCGTTTAGTGATATCAATACCGAAATTGGATATAGTGCTACTGCACAAATCAGTTTAAATGATACCAATGTTCGTACTGTATTTGGTCAAGCCAGCGGTGCGATTGATATGAATACAGGCCATGGTAAATCATGGAGACAATCTCCAACTTATACATTTGGTACCAATACAACTAATGCTTCATTGAATGTAACTACACTTTCTGGATACGTTGCAGGCCGAAGTGATATTACAATCACTATAAACAGTGGTGTATATGTTTATTCAACAAGTTCAGGAACACCAGGTCTCACATTGGTTGGTGGTACGGCAGGTGATACTGTTACACTTGTAAATAATGGTTTTATTACAGGTGAAGGTGGTGCAGCTGGCGGTGGTGGAGCCCTAAATTCTGCTGGTGGACCTGGCGGCAATGGTGGTATTGCTTTACAATTAGGTTTCAACACTACAATCAATAACACAAACGGTTCTGCTTATATTGGCGGCGGTGGCGGCGGTGGCGGCGGCGGTGGCGGTGGTGGAAGAAACGCTGGTGCTCCTGGTTCTCAAGGTTATGGTGATGGTGCACCTGGTACTTCACTAAGAACTTTCCCTGGAAGCACTGCTACAGGAACTAATGGAACCACGAGTGGTTCAAGTACCGGTACCGGCGGCGGCGGCGGAGGTTGGGGTGCATCGGGCGGTACCGGCGGCAGCGGTAATTTCTACGGCGGCAGCGGCGGTGCTGGTGGTAAAGCTATTAATGTGAATGGTTATACAGCCACTATTGTAAGCGGTGATACATCAAGAATTTACGGATCAATATCATGAAATATGCAATCTTTAACCCTATAACTGGTACACATTCTTATGTTGAGGGCAAAGAAGAAACCACTCAACAAAGAAATCTTTTAATAAGACAATCTGCTGTAGATTATGTCGAAAATATGGAAAATATTGGTAACGATAAATCATATATTGCTGAAGAAAAAAGAATTGCAAGAGAATTTATAAAAAGACAACACGGTTCTGATTATGATTCTGAACCACTGTATATGTACTCGGGATATAAACTTGATACACAGTCTAAACTTTTTTCATTTTATATTTCTCCCAAATCAATTGAAGGCATATTTTGGGAAGTAAAAATAACAGACGGTGTTGTCACAGAACAATATCAAAGTGGGCCTTGGTCATCTACAACTGAATATACTATGACAAGCAATGACTTGCAAACAAACGAACCAATTGAATATTATCGCACGATAGATAAAGATATGAATATTGTTCCATACGATAGTCCTGATTTTTATGCTTGGGCTAAGTATGATATGCAAGGTAATATGTCACCAGATTTAAGTATTGAAGTTGGAATTACTTTTTCAGATTTACCAGAAGATAAAAAAATACTGTTAGAAAATTTTGAATATAAAGACAAAATTTACGGATATAAGTTACATTCAATTGAAGGATTTTTAGTTTATTATAGAGAAGATACTAAGGAACCAGCAACTCAAGAGCAAATAGACAAAGCAGTTGAAGAATACGTAACTCAGTGGTCTGACAAGTATACAGTTTGTGAAGTAGTTGAACATGAAACCGGTGATACTACATGGGTTCCTGTTAATTTTTGGTAAACTTTAAATAAGTCTTGACAAAATAAATATTTTAATGTATAATGTGAATCTAAAATGGTAGTAAACTGATTTTTTGAAAAGTTGGCAAGACGCCGGGGCAGTACCGGCCATCTCCACCAGAAATATATTGCGCTTCACTGATAAGGAAGATTGGTCGGCTGTATTCAACTGGCTAGTGCAGTATGTTTCTGATGGGGATGAACCAGTTTCGATTGACAAACCAGTAAACTAATTGGCTACCCATCAGAGAAGATGTTAAAACTAAATCAAAATAAATGCAAATGACGAAAGTTACGCATTGGCAGCCTAAACGCTGACTAGGGTTTCGGTTGGTTTCCTCGTAACAGAATAACCAACCAATTTATTAACAACAAGGAGTTTTAATTGAAAAAAGTAGTTTTAGCA